GTAAAAATTGACTATTTAAGACAAATATTTTAATATATTAAAGGAAAAAATTATGGCACATTTTGCAGAATTAGAATCAAAAACAGATCCAACAGGTTTTACATCAGATACACATTTGATTGTAAAAAGAGTGGTGGTTGTAGCAAATGATATTGAAGCTAATGGTGGCACATTAGAAGATAATGACATGCATGTTGATGGTGAAACATGGTGTGTAAATTTTTTTGGTGGTGGAACTTGGAAACAAACATCATATAATCATAATTTTAGAAAGCAATATGCAGGTATAGGTTATGTCTATAATGCATCAAAAAATAAATTTTTATGTCCACAACCTTACGCTTCATGGTCACTAGATGGTAGTGACGATTGGAAAGCACCAGTTACTTATCCAGCTGGAGATCAATCAGCTTATTCAATAAGTTGGGATGAAGATAATTTAAGATGGTTAGGAACTAAAAGATCAGATAATTCAAATTACAGATGGGACGCGGATAATACTCAATGGGTATCCGTGTAAGGGTACTCTATGGCTAGAACAAATGGCGGTATAATAGGTAAAAGAAATTTAACTTCTTTTGGGAAGTGTACTGTTCAAAAAAAAACATCTTCAGGTAACTTATGTGCTACTCAACCAGGAACTAGAATTCTTCAAGTTGCTGTCGTATCAGGAGGTGGAGCAGGTGGACTTGGGGGTGCATCTGGTGGAGGTGGAGCAGGTGGCTTATTAAATCAAGAAACTCCTGTTTGTGGAGGTACAACTTATCCAGTAACTATTGGAGGCGGAGGAACTTCAAATGGTTCTGGATCAAATTCTACTTTTAATTGCGCTGTAACATCAACAGGTGGTGGTAAAGGGTCTTCAGCAAATAGTCCAGGACCAAGTCAATGTACTGATGGTGGATCAGGAGGCGGTGAAGCTGCAAACAATGGTAATGCAGGCTCTGGAATTACTGGTCAAGGAAACCCAGGTGGACAAGGAAAAGGAGCTCCTAAATATCATGGAGGTGGTGGAGGAGGTTCTTCTGCTGCTGGAGGTTGTGCAAGTTGTACAACTGGTGGAGCAGGTGGAGCAGGAACAAATATTTCAGGATGTTTTCCAGGGAGTTGTGTTACAGGTGTATCTGGAGGCGGTGGAGGCGGAGGCTATCCATGTGGCGGAGGTGGTCCAGGTCAAGCTAATCCAGTTGGTGGTGGAGGAAATGGTGGTGGTAATCCAGGAAATTCAACAGCAGGTTCAGCCAATACAGGTGGCGGCGGTGGTGGAGCAAAAACAACTGCAGATGGAGGATCAAATGGAGGAAGTGGAGTCGTAGTAGTAAAAGAATTAAACAAAGCAAGTGGTGTATGGAATTTAAAAACACACATAACTGCATTAACAGCAGGTAAATGTGGTGCTACAACATGGCCTAAAAAATTATTTACAGTAAATTATCTAGTAGTTGCTGGTGGAGGTGGATCAGGTTTTTCTGAAAATCCTGCAGGAGCTGGTGGAGCTGGTGGATATAGAGCTTCTGGTTTTGGGCCTTCTCCGTTACGAGGTTCGGCTTTAACAATAGAAGGCGGAGCTTATACAATTACTGTTGGAGGCGGCGGTGCAGCAGGTGTTACTTCTGGGCCAAGAGATGGTGGTAATGGTAATAATTCAGTATTTAGTACAATAACATCAGCCGGCGGTGGTGGAGGTGGTGGAGCACCTGGTGGAGGTGGTAGTAGAAATGGAGTTGCTGGAGGATCTGGTGGTGGTGGAGCATTTAGTTCATCTGGAGCATCTGGTAATACACCTCCTACAGATCCGCCTCAAGGTAATGCTGGAGGTAATGGAGCAGGGTCACAACCTAACGCTGCTAACAATGCTGCAGGTGGAGGTGGTGGAGCAACCGCTGTTGGAGCTAATGCTAGTGCAGGAGCTGGAGGTAATGGTGGAGCTGGAGCTCCTAATACAATTTTAGGACCAGATAGTAGTTATGCTGGTGGTGGTGGCGGTGGAAAAAGATGTGCTGGATCTGGTTCCGCTGGTTCAGGTGGAGCTGGCGGTGGAGGTAACGGATCAAAATGTGGTTGCACTGCTGGAGCAGCAGGAACTGCAAATACTGGTGGTGGAGCTGGTAGCGGTGGTATATTTTCACCAGGATCAGCAGGAGGTTCAGGAATTGTTGTAATTAGAGCACCAAGTGCAACTACTTTTGCAGGAACTCCTTGTGATGCATTTACAGGTTCAACTCATCCAGGTGGTGATAAAATTGCTAAATTTACAGCATCAGGAACGTTGACTATAAGTTAAAAATAACTTATATTATTTTTTGTGGTAAAAGAAAGAATATGAACCTTACAAATTATTATTGGTATTTTGAATCAGCAATTCCTTTAAGAATTTGCGACGATATTGTTCGTTATGGAAAACAATTACAAGATCAAATTGCTGTTACTGGTGGATATAATCCTAAAAAATTAAATAATAAACAAATTAAAAATTTAAAAAAGAAAAGAAATTCAAATGTTGTTTGGATGGATGATCGTTGGATTTATAAAGAAATACATCCCTATATTCATCAAGCAAATCAAAACGCTGGTTGGAATTTTCAATGGGATTTTTCTGAATCTTGTCAATTTACTAAATATAATAAAGGACAATATTATGATTGGCACTCTGATAGTTGGGCTCAACCATATCATAAACCAGATGATCCTAACTCAAATGGTAAAATAAGAAAATTATCTGTAACTGTTTCTTTATCAGAAGGCAAGAAAGATTACACAGGAGGAGAATTAGAATTTGATTTTAGAAATTTAGATCCTGATAAACCTAGAAAACCTGTTAAATGTAAAGAAATATTACCAAAAGGATCTTTAGTTGTGTTTCCATCAGATGTTTGGCACAGAGTGTGTCCAGTTAAAAAAGGATCAAGATATAGTTTAGTAATATGGAATTTAGGATGGCCTTTTAAATGAAAAAAGAAAAAATATTTCCTAAAGAATTAGCAAGAGAAGATTATTTTAAATGCCCTATTTGGTTTGCAGATGAACCTGCATTTGTAAATAAATTAAATAAAGCATCTGATAAATATATTAAACAATCTAAAAAAAATTTAGAAAAAGATATTAATAAAAGAAATAAAAAATTTGGTAATAAAGGAGACATGGGCAATGTATTTCATTCTACTAGTTTAATAGGAGACCCTAATTTTTTAGAATTACAAAATTATGTAGGAGCAACATCTCATAACTTATTATTAGAAATGGGTTTTGATTTAAGTCAACACCAAGTATTTATTACAGAAATGTGGGTGCAAGAGTTTGCTAAAAATGGAGGAGGTCATCATACTTTACACACTCATTGGAATGGACATATTTCTGGTTTTTATTTTTTAAAAGCTAGTGAAAAAACTTCAAGACCCGTATTTGAAGATCCGAGACCTGGAAATGTAATGAATCTTTTACCTCAAAAAGATACAAGTAAAATAACTTATGCAAGCCATCAAATAAACTATGATGTAAAACCAGGTAGATTAATATTTTTTCCTTCTTATATGCCTCATCAATATGTGGTAGATATGGGTTATGAACCATTTAGATTTATACATTGGAATTGTCAAGCAATTCCAAAAGGAGTATTAAATGCAAAATAAAGATATGAAAAAAGCTGTAATTAAAACTATATTAGATTCAACTCCTTTAAAAACTAGACCAAATTTTATAGATAATTTTTTAAAATTTAAAATGCAACTGAAAGGAAAAAATGTCATTAAAAAAATCGGCGTTTCAAAAAAATAAATATTCTATTTTAAAAAATGCTATTTCACCAGAGTTAGCAAATTTTGTTTATAAGTATTTTTTAAATAAAAGAAACGTATCTATGGAAAAACATACAGGATTAAAATTATCTGAAACATATTCTTATGCTAGAATATATAAAAAAGGAGATATATTAGCTAGACACAAAGATAGATATTCTTGTGAAATATCTACGACATTAAATTTAGGTGGTGATCCATGGCCTATTTATTTAGATCCAACAGGTAATAAAGGTCAAGCTGGTATTAAAATAGAATTAAAACCAGGGGATATGTTAATTTATTCTGGTTGTGATTTAGAACATTGGAGAGAAGAGTTTACTGGTAAAGATTGTGGACAAGTATTTTTACATTATAACAAAGCTAATTCTAAAATAGCAAAAGAAAACCAATACGATAAAAGACCATTTTTAGGGTTGCCTGCATGGTATAAAGGCTTTAAAATATCTAAATAATATTGTATATAATAATATGGCGGGAGATTCCACCACACCATCTCCTGCCTTATTATTAAGGATTTTTTATGCTACAAAAGGTAAAATTTGCACCAGGTTTTAATAAACAGGTCACATCAACAGGCGGCGAGAGTCAATGGGTTTCAGGGGACAATGTTCGTTTTAGATATGGATCACCTGAAAAAATAGGGGGTTGGTCACAATTAGGATCTGTTGATATTACAGGACGTAATACAGCAATTCATCATTTCGTTAATACATCAGGTATTAAGTACGCAGCATTAGGCACAAATAGAATTTTATATGCATACTCTGGTGGTATTTTTTATGACATACATCCAATTAAAGCTACAACAACTTTAACAAGTGCCTTTACTACAACAAATGGGTCATCAACTGTAACATTAACATTTTCGTCGGCACATAATATAAATCAATTTGATATTATATTATTAGATAATTTTTCATCTATAACTAATTCTAATTTTAATTCACAAAATTTTGATGATAATAAATTTATGGTTCAATCGATACCAACTTCAACAACTCTTACTATAGATGTTGGGTCTAATGAATCTGGATCAGGTGCATCTACATCTGGTGGTATTAGAGTTAGACATTACTATCCTGTTGGACCAGCAGTAGAAGTTGCATCTACTGGATTTGGACTTGGTCCTTGGAGTGGTTTTAAAACAGGACAATTTACATCAACATTATCATCATCAATAAATACATCTGTAACTTCTTTAACAATGGCTAGCTCAAGTTCATTTCCATCTTCTGGAACTGTTTTAATAGACAGTGAATTAATAACATACACTGGTAATAGTGGTGGAACTTTATCTGGATTAACTAGAGGCGCATCAGGCACAACAGCAGCATCACATAGTTCTGGTGCAACTGTAACAGACGCATCTAACTTTTTTGCATGGAATGCTGCAGCTTCAGGAGACGTAATAACAGCTCCTGGACTTTGGTCACTAGATAATTTTGGTAATAAATTAATTGCAACAATAAACGGCGGTGAAAGTTTTGAATGGGATTCAAATGGTTCTGTGTCAACAAGAGCTAGTATTATAACAAGTGCACCAACTGCATCTGCGTTTAGTATAGTATCTACTCCAGACAGACACTTAGTATTTTTTGGAACAGAAACAACTGTT